CAAGCAATCCAAACAACTACTGTAGAACTCTTTAATTCACATGCAAGACAGTTGGCTGAAAAGGATGCCAAGGATAAAGGGTTATTGTGTGTTGATATTGGCGGAGGGTTAAATCCATTTCCTGGTTATGTCACAGTAGATCTAAGAGAGACTGCAGATTTTGTTTGCGATCTTAACGATGGAATTCCGCTGCCTGATAATTCTGTAGGTGTTCTTAATGCTTCTCATATTATAGAACATCTCCATGATAAAACAAAAATCATGGGTGAGATCCATAGAGTCTTAGCTCATGGTGGATGGGCATTTATAGAGGTTCCATCGACTGATGGAAGAGGTGCATACCAGGATCCTACTCATGTATCATACTGGAACGAGAACTCATTTCTCTATTATACTGATAAATACTTAGCAGATTTTATTGATAACACAGACATCAGATTCCAAGAATTTAGAAGGGAAACAATGTTTCCTAATGAATGGATGAAGAATATGAATGTTTGTGTGACTGTTGCATGGCTAGTAGCAAATAAAGAGGGCGGAAAAAGGCTTCCGCATCTACTTAAAATTTAAGAGTAAAATATGCCACCGATTACCACACTGCCAAATACCACTAATATTAGTGCAACATTGATTAGAAAAGAACTTGGGTATGCAAATACTTCAGGGGCTTTAGATATTGATACAGTAAGATATATGCAGCCTGGAGCAGGTAAGACAATAAACACTACATCGGGGTCTGCTATAGCAATGTCTGATCTTCAAGGTGCATATTTAAGAGACTATGAACAGTATTGGACATATAACGCCAATGTTATTCCTAGAGCAACTGGAACAGACAGTCTTGGGAATATTATTGTCGGGTTTGAGGATCCTAGTACTCCACAATATATTTTAGTAAAGTTTAATCCGACTGGAAATGTTATCTGGGCATCAAACATCAGTAATACATCTGCTAAAATATACCCAGGCGGTAAAATTTTATTTGATTGGTCAGATAATATCTATGCAAAAATATTAGTCGGAAATGCTTCATCGACAACCGTTAACTCTTCTATTATATCATTATACTCTAATGGGTCATTGAGATGGAATGCTCAAGAAGATCTTGGCCGGCCGATCCCTTCTGGGAATGTTTATTCATATAACAATAATATTGAATTTAATTCCGGAACAGGGACAGCTGTATATAATCCTTCACAAATATTTTTGGCAGGAAATGGTATATACAAAGAATATAATACTAATGATGGTACTGTAAATAATGGTGTCACATTAACTTCAACAACATTTACAAATTTAAATATTACAACAATTTGGCCTTATAATGCCGGCAGTACCAGTCGATCGTTTGCAGGAACCGCATCCAACACCGGTGGACAAAATGCATTTGTAGCTGATATTCAACAAGCCACATCAAAATACTATTATGAAAATACTCAAAATTTTGTATATGTTAATGATATGAAAAATGGTTATGATCCTGGATTACTCTCAACAACGACGTCCATTCCGGAGCAGCGTGCCGATATGTTGCTTATGTCAAGTTCGCTATCATATCCAGATAATCCAAAAACGGCAGCAACGTCATCAAAAATATCAGTAGCAATATTTAATAAGAATAGAAACGGTCAAGATTTTATGTGGGATATTGATTTTGGCGCAACCAGAAAAGTTATTGGTTATAAACTTTTAGGTGTTAGTAATGATTTTAACTATGCCACCGGTGGCACACCAGAAAAATACTTTTTAATAGTAGGGCAAATAGTTGCAAATCCTTCTAGTATTTTTGTATTAGCGTATGGTGCAGGTGGTCAATTTTACTCGATTCCTCAATTTGCTGAGGCCTATCTATTTCCATGGTGTTATGAGATTGCATCATCAAATAGTTCTCATGATTTTGAAATTTCTGGAGTCCCAAAATCAATTGTTTATGATACTAAAACAAAACTATTAATCCCAATTAAAGTATCAAGAGCTGGAAGTTTTATTAGAAATTCTGTAATGTCTGTATCACTTCCACAAATATCAAGTAATAATTCTACATTATCAGTAAGTAATGAAGGAACTTTTGGTGGTGTTTCAATATATCCACTTAATCCAACTATTACTAAAAGAAAGAATGCTAATACTATATCTACATCTTTCCCTATGACATCTACTACATTTACTGGCGCCCAAGGCACAGGAACTACTGTTTGTGTTGTAACACCAAATAATAGTTTTACAACTGGCTCCTTTAACTTCATAAGCTAATAATATGTTATATCAAGATACAACAAATCCGTATATATTTGTTCATAACCCAAGAACAGGTGGGACAAACTTAGCACACTATCTTAAAACATATTTGAATCCTATTAAATATATTAATCCTGAAATAGATCAATATGCTTTACACCTTATTATTGACGATTGCCATCTAAATATAAGTGAATATTACGCATTTGGTTTTGTGCGGAATCCATATGACAGAGAATATTCTTTATATACATTATTTAACAATCAAAATATTAAAAATAATATAGACGCTATTTCATTTAAAGAATGGGTTATGAAAAATTTTTATTGGCCAGATGGGCACAGATACTATGGAAACCATCGCTACCTATTTCCACAAAACGAAATGTTTAATGATCATGTGAACGTTTTTAAATATGAAGAACGAACTGATGCGTTAGCCGAGATTGCAGACCATATCGGTGTTGTGAATAAGGATGAATTTATCAACTACCGAGGAAATGTCAATTCATTCAAATCAGAACCAGTTGACTATAGAAAACTATATGACCAAGAGATGTTAGACATCACATGGAAGTACTTCAAAAGTGATATTGAATTGTATGGGTACAGTTTTGATTAATATAAATAATCAAAAAGGAACTAAGAAATGGCAGTCCCAACTACAAAAGAAGAATTTAAACTGTATTGCTTACGCAAGTTGGGAGCACCTGTAATTGAAATTAACGTCGATGATGATCAGGTAGATGATCGTATTGACGAGGCATTGCGCTACTATTATGACTATCACTTCGATGGTTCGGATAGAATCTATTATAAGCATCTTATTACTCAAACAGATGTAAATAACAAGTACATTACACTACCTGAAAACATTCTAGGCGCAGTTAGCGTGTTCACAATCGGCGATCCATCAATTCGTGCCGATGACCTCTTTAACATCCGTTACCAAATCGCACTGAATGATCTCTATACCCTGACAAACGTATCTATTGTACCATACTATATGGTCATGGAACACCTTTCTTTACTGACTGAGATGCTAGTTGGTAAACAACCTATCCGTTATGCACGACACAAGAATAGACTTTACATTGACACCGATTGGGGCAATCTGACTGTCAACTCTTATCTTCTTGTTGAAGCATATGAGGTTGTTGATCCTGAAATATACACAGATGCATGGAATGATCGTTGGCTTCAGAACTATGCCACAGTTCTTATTAAAGAACAGTGGGGATCAAATCTTACCAAGTTTACCGGGATGAGTCTCCCAGGCGGTGTACAATTTAATGGTGAGAAGATCTATAATGACGCTGTTGACTCAAGAACGAAAATGGAACAAGAGATGATCTCAAGTTATTCCCTTCCTGTCCTGGACATGATCGGATAATTTGTGACAACCAATTTCTATTTTAATAATTTTGAAAATAGCCAGGAACAGATCCTGATTGAAAACCTAGTCATGGAATCTATTAGAATCTATGGCCACGACGTATATTATTGCCCTAGAACACTCGTAGCCAAAGATGAGATCTATGGTGAGGATGCACTATCAGAATATAATATGTCATACTATATTGACATGTACATTCGTAGTTATGATAGCTATGAAGGCGATGGAACATTCCTGTCTAAGTTTAATCTAGAGATTAGAGACCAAATGACTCTTACTATCTCTGTTCGTAATTTTTTAAACGAGATTGGTAATTTAGAAGGAATTACAAGACCGCGAGAAGGCGACTTGATTTATATTCCTATGGTCAATCGTATACTCATTATTAAATATGTTAATCAAACACCTATCTTTTATCAGATGGGCACAATCCAGATGTATGATCTTGTCTGCGAAATCTTTGAGTACAGTTCAGAGAGACTTAATACAGGCGTTGCAGAAATTGATGATATTGAACAAAATAATATTGCTATGGAGACATATGGTCTTCTTACGACAGATGGTTTTGTTATTACTGATCAAGATGGATTCCAAATTATTCAATCGGCATATAACTTTGAAATGCAAGCCGGTGATTCATATGAGGATAATAGCGAGGTACAACTTGAAGGTGAAGCAATTCTTGATTGGTCCCAGATTGATCCATTTAGTGAAGGTCTAGTATAATGTTTGGTAATATATTCCATCATAACACATTAAGAAAATATGTGATCCTATTTGGAACAGTTTTTAATAACATCTACGTTACTCGTCAGGATGCTGCAGGTGAAACCGTTCAGACGATTAAGGTTCCTCTATCGTATGGACCGAAGGAAAAGTATCTAGCTCGTCTAGAAGGCAACCCAAATCTAGACAATAAAGTTGCTGTGACGGTACCACGTATCTCGTTCGAGATGACAACATTCCAGTATGATCCTGAACGCAAGCTTAATACTTTGAATCGTAAAGTCAAGAATAATAACAGTCAGTATCAACCTGTTCCTTATAATATCTCGTTTCAGATGTCGATCCTTGTCAAGAATGCCGAGGATGGTACAAAGATCGTAGAACAGATTCTTCCGTACTTTACTCCAGAATGGACAGCGTCTGTGCATCTTGTTCCAGATATAGAAGATGATCCATGGGATATTCCTATTATTCTAAATGACATTTCAAGTGAGGATACTTACGAAGGTAACTTTGAAACGCGCCGCGCCATCATCTGGACACTTAACTTTACTATGAAGGGGTATCTGTTCGGACCTACCAAACAAATTGGTTCTGGCAATGGAACAGATGGCGGTATTATTAAGTATATCAATGTTAATATCCGTCCTACTGCAAATGTGATAACAGCAAGTACGATGGATACTATTTCAACTGAAACAGTTAAGGTATATCCTGGTTTGACACCAGATGGTCAACCTACATCTAATGTTGCTCAGTCTATAGACTGGAGTCTAATTAATGCTGATGATAACTATGGATTTATTCATGAGTTTGAAAGTAATGTATAATGAAAAAACTAAATAATATTTTAAATATCCAACCAGATGAAACTAGACAGTTCCTTCCGATGGTGCAAGATAAACCAGAGGATGCAACGATTCAAAATGATTTTGACTATGCCCGTGAAAATCTAATGGATGTAATTGGTAAAGGACAAGAAGCATTGTTTGATCTGATGGATGTGGCTAGACAGTCACAGCATCCGAGAGCATATGAGGTTCTTTCAACCTTGATGAATACGATGGTCGGTGCAAGTAAAGACCTCCTGGACTTACAGGCCAAGAAGAAGAAACTTCTAGAGACTGAACCTAATGCAAACAGTCAACAGGTAACAAATAATCTTTTTGTCGGATCTACTGCCGAACTGCAGAAGATGCTCGAACAAAGAAAAACTAAGAATGACGATGTTTGATAAAATAAAAAAAGCTTTTGACAAGGGGTATAATGGCAATCCTCTGCTCAAGAAAGCCAGAAAAAAGATTGAATGGACTGCCGAGCAGGTTGAGGAATGGTTAAAGTGCGCTGAAGATCCAATCTACTTTGCCGAACGTTATATTAAGATTGTCCATGTTGACCATGGTCTGATTCCTATTCGGCTTTATGATTATCAAAAAGAAATTATTGAGAAGTTAACTAACAACCGCCGAGTTACAGTAGTTACATCACGTCAGGCTGGTAAGACTACAACTGCTGCAGCTGTTATTCTTCATTATGTTCTCTTTAATGAACATAAGACAGTTGCTCTCCTTGCAAATAAAGGAGATGCTGCTAGAGAAATTCTAGATCGTGTAAAGTTATCATATGAATCACTTCCGGACTGGTTACAACAAGGTGTTGTCGAGTGGAATAAAGGCTCTATTGAGCTTGAGAACGGCTGTAAAGTTATTGCTGCTGCTACTAGTTCGTCGGCTATTCGTGGTAAGTCTATTTCATTGCTATACATCGATGAAGCAGCGTTTGTCGAGAACTGGGATGAGTTCTTTGCCTCCGTCTTTCCGACCATTTCGTCTGGTGAAACTACTAAGATTCTATTCACATCCACACCAAACGGACTAAACCACTTCTATAAAACATGCACTGGTGCTAAGGAAGGCACCAATGGTTACCAGTATGTCGAGGTTCCTTGGCAGATGGTTCCAGGTCGCAATGAGGCATGGAAACAAGAAACACTCGGAGCTATGGACTTTGACTACGAAAAGTTTGCTCAGGAATTTGAGTGTGCTTGGCTAGGTTCATCAGGCACACTAATCTCAGGTGCCGTCCTAAAGACTCTGACTGCACAACGACCTCTTTCATCTACTGATGGCCTGACTACATACTTTCTTCCTGAAAAAGATCATAAGTATGTCATGACGTGTGATGTATCCCATGGTAAGGGGCTTGACTACTCTGCATTCCAGGTAATCGATGTGACAAGTATGCCATACAATCAAGTATGTGTGTATAAGAGTAATGTCACACCTCCGGCTGAATATACCCAGACAATTCATCAGACATCAATACAGTATAACAATGCTACTATCCTGGTAGAAATTAATGACATTGGCCAGACCGTAGCTGATGCTTTATACATCGACTACGAATCGGATAACCTGATCTTTACAGAGAAGGCTGGTCCAAAGGGTAAAAGAATCTCTGCTGGTTTTAATAAGAATGCAGAACGTGGATTAAAACAAACAGCAATCACAAAGACTGTTGGTTGTTCGCTTCTAAAACTTCTTATCGAACAATATCAATTAATTATTAATGATCATGATACGATCTACGAACTGTCCAGATTCTCTAAGAAGAATGCATCTTATGAGGCTGAGTCTGGTGCACATGATGACCTTGTTATGGCATTGGTATTGTTTGCGTGGATGTCAAATCAGCAGTACTTTAAGGATCTGACAGATATTAATACCCTTTTAAAATTAAGAAATAGAACAGATGAAGATCTGGAGAATGAGATGTTCTCATTCTTCATGGATAATGGCCCTGAAATAAATGATCCAAATACCGTTGAGGTCATAGACATGTCTCGCCAATGGAATCCAGAGTTTAAAGGTCTGTTTTCGTAATCTGGGCATTTTATAAATAAAAGCAAAAGTAACTGGTTAAACACCTTCGATTAAGGGAGATTACAATGGCATTTCAAGTCAGCCCTGGAATTAACGTTTCCGAGATTGATCTTACAACAACCGTACCGGCTCTAGCAACCACAACAGGTGCTATTGGCGGTGTGTTTCGTTGGGGTCCTGTCGGAAAGTTCGTTCTGGTAGATTCAGAAAATACTCTGGCAGCCCGTTATGGTAAGCCAACATCAGACAATTATGAAATATTCTTCACAGCGGCTAACTTCCTTTCGTATGGTAATGCCCTCTATGTTTCTCGCGCTGCAACTACATCAGCAGCAACAACTGTCTATAAATCTTCAGCGCTTCGCGGTGATCAATATATTGTTTTTGCAGCAAATACTACAACAGGTATTACTGCAGGTCAAAAAGTTCATGCTGATCCAGCAATTATTCCATATGGAACAACTGTTGTTTCTGCAAATGCATCTACACTGTCAACATCGTTCAATGCTAGTTCTGCGGTAGTTACCAGCGGACTTATTACTCTTTCACATTCTTTTGTTGATGGAGAACCTGTTGTGTATACTGTTGCTGCCGGCAACACTGCTGTTTCGCCACTGGTAAGTGGTACAACATATTATGTGCGTAGTTCAACTGCAACCGGCACATATCTTGCGGCTTCTTATGGTGGCGCAGCAATTACTTTGACACCAGGTTCATCAGAAACAGGCCATTCACTTGCAAGAACCGGTGCAACTCGCGTTACCTTATCTACTAATGCATTAGTTGGTAATAACACAACTGCTAGTACTCAATCACTGACTTTCTTTGATGCTGGTCTAGCATTTAACGCTGTTGCTAATAGTTCGGCTGTAAACCCAGCTGCTACTGTTGTAAAGAACGCTGAAGACTTTGAAAATAAGGGTCCTTCAAATACCATCTTTGCTGGTACAGAATTTGTTGCACGTTATCCTGGCGAACTAGGCAACTCGCTAAAAGTCTCTATGTGTGATTCTGCAGCTCAGTATAGTTCAACTATCGACCCACGAGATCTGACTGGTTATACAAATGCAACAAATGTTCCAGGGCCTACAACTGGTTTTGCAATTGCCGTAAACAGCACAACCGCTAATGTGTATATTGAATCAAATACAGTTGGTGCAACAACAACGCTGGCGCTATTTTCGAATACTTCAAGCATCTCAAATACTACAAACTTTATCACATCGCTAGGTCATCCATTTGCAAATGGTGATACTATGGTATATTCAAATACAGCAGGTGCTGCAGTTGTTCTAACCAATGGTACTACATACTATGCTGTATATGCTAATGCATCTGGTTTCTGTTTGTCAACAACTTTAGGTGGTTCAAATATCAGCTTTGCTTCAATCACTTCAACATTAGTTGGTTCAACCTTTAATCTTACTGGCAATCCATTATCTTCAAAACTAACATGGGCCGAAACATATATTGCTGCTGGTGTTATTAAGGATAGATTGACTGTTGGTGATTATATTGAAGTTGGCAATACATTAATTGGCAAACAATTTCTTAAGATTAAGGCCCTTGGCGCTGTTGCTAACAATATTCCTAATGATCCAACAATTGCTTACTTCCCAGTAACTGTTGAAACTCCATATGGTCTATCAACAAACTATAGCAGCAACACAATTTCACGTAAGTGGGAATATTATAATACCATTGCATCAGCTCCTGGTACATCGCGTTATCTATCAGATCGTGGTTTAACAACTGTTGATCAGGTAAGTGCTATTGTTGTAGACGCAGGTGGTAAGTTCTC